GACGTCGAAAAAGACGGGCCAGGAAATACTCGAGAAGGTCTACCCCGGCGGCCACCTGGCAATCGCCGGCGCGAACAGCCCCGGCGGCCTGGCCGGACGTCCGCGGCGCATCGTGCTCGGCGACGAGCTCGATCGCTGGCCGCTCTCGGCCGGCGCCGAAGGATCGCCGGTCGAGCTCTCTCGAAAGCGGACGACGACGTTTCACAATCGGGTCCACGGGTGGATCTCAAGCCCCGGCATCGCCGGCGAGTCGCAGATATGGGACCTCTGGGAGCTCTCGGATAAACGGCGATGGTGGTGCCCGTGTCCGCATTGCGGCGAACGGCAGACGCTGAAGTGGGCGAACGTGCGGATCCCGGAAGCCGACGAGGTCGACGGCCAGGTCGAACGAGCGCGAGCCGCGCGCTACGAGTGCGAATTCTGCGGCGCGCATTGGGACGACGCCGAGCGGTGGGAAGCGATCCAGGCGGGCGAGTGGCGCGCGGAGCGCGAGGGCACGTCCTATGCCGGTTTCCACCTCAACGCGATCGCGTCTCCCTGGCTCACCCTTGAGGAGCTCGCTTCCGAGTGGCTCGAGGCTCAGGGCGACGTCGAGAAGCTCAAAGTATTTATCAACACCCGGCTCGCCGAGCTCTGGGAAGACGTGACTATCAAGATCGAGGCCGAGAAGCTCCTCGAGCGGCGGGAGAACTACGGCCCGAAGGTCCCCGACCAGGTCCTAGTGATAACGGCCGGCGTCGATGTTCAGGACGATCGCCTCGAGCTCGAGATCGTCGGCTGGGGCCGCGGTTCGGAATCCTGGTCCCTTGACTACCGGATCCTCGACGGTGATCCGTCGAACCTTCTCACGATCGACCCGAACGACCCCGATCGGGACACGGCCCTCGACGACGAGATTCACAGGGAATTCGTCCGCGAGGACGGGACTCCCCTCCGGATCTCGGCGACCTGCATCGACTCCGGCGGGCATTTCACGGACGAGGTCATTCGCTTCGCGAGCGCGCGAATCGGGCGGCGTGTCTTCGCGATCAAGGGCGTCGCCGGCGAAGGTAAGCCGCTATGGCCCTACCGTGGGAAACAGGCTCGAGTCAAGGGCGCCCGCCGATTCGGCGCGCATAACATCGGGGTCGACACCGGGAAGCGGTCGCTGATGCACAGGCTCATGGTCGAGGAGCCGGGGACGCCTCTCTATTGCCACTTCCCGGACCGCGATATCTACGACCTCGAGTATTTCGAACAGCTCGTCGGCGAGACCCTCGAGCCGGTGCGATACGTCCGCGGACGGAAGCAGCCGCGACGCTGGAAACAGACACGCGACCGCGTCGAGGCGCTGGACTGCCGCAACTACGCGCAGGCGGCGTTAGCCTCTCTCGCGCCTAATTGGGAGCGACTCGAGATCAATCTCGAGAAGGCTCGAAAGCGAAAGGGCGAGCTCGAGGAAGCCGACGACCAGGTCGAGCTCGAGCAGCCGAGCCGACGATCGAAGAAACCGAAACAGGACCAGACAGAGACGGACGAGCAACGCTCCGCCCGCCTGGCCCGCCATTTCATGCGCCAACGGAGGCGCCGGAGGTGAATCGTGCCCGACGCGACGCCCGGCGTTCCGGAAACGCTCTACGTCAACACGACCGCGACGCTCGAGTTCGTCGATTCCCGATTCCCGCCGTCCGACGGGTGGTCCGCCGAGCTCGTGGTCCGCGGCGCGGCCGTCGTCACGCTAACGGGATCCGCGGTAGGCGGTTCTAGGTTTCAGTTCGAGGTTGCGGCGGACACGTTCAATTCTGCGGCCATTGGCTCGGCCGAGTGGACGATTATCGTCTCGCGTGCGACGCCGGCCGTCGAGCGCGTGGTCGCGGCCGCTGGTCGCACAAGTATCGCCGAGGACCCAGCCGCCGCTCTGGCGGTTCCGGGCGGCGTCACGACGCACGCGGAACGGATGCTCGCAGCGATCGAGGCCGTCCTCGAGCGCCGCGCAACGACCGACCAGCAAGCCTATACGATCGACGGCCGGAGCCTTACCCGGATGGGATTCGATGAGCTCGTCCGAGCTCGGGAGCTCTATCGGCGCAAGGTCCAGACGGAAGCGACGCTCGCCGCCCGAGGGCTTTCTCGGTCCCCGATGAAAGTGAGGACCCGCCTCGCGTGAGTCTCTGGGATTTCTACCTCGGACGGACCGATCACGTCGTCGAACCGCCCGCGGTGCGGTCTGCCCCGAGCTCGAAGCCGTCCGACCCGCGCCGTTTCCTCGGACGCCGACCTGGCGGCGCCCGCGCCTGGGACATGGCGAAAACCGACCGGCTCTCGTTCCAGTGGGGGAGCGCACTCTCGACCGCCGACGGAGAGGTCCGTTACCAGCAACAGAAGATCGTCGCGAAAGCGCGCGCGCTCGAGCAGAACGACCCCTTCGTGCAGAAGTATCTCCAGCTCCTCGAGTCGAACGTCGTCGGCGAGCTCGGAATCCTCCTGGACCCGTTGCCGGAGTCTGCCCGGAACCGCCGGCGCGTCGACGGATGGGCGAAGCGACAGCTCGACGCGGCGTTCCGCGAGTGGAGCAAGCGCGGCGCCTGCACGGTCTGCGGGAAATATTCGCTCGCGGACCTCCAGCGTCGCGTGATTCGATCCGTCGCGACGGATGGGGAGCTCTTCGTACGTTTCATTCGTGGACCTCGAGCTCGAAACCGATTCGGCTTCGCGCTTCAGGTCCTCGAAACCGAGTGGGTCGATTTCGACTATTCGGGGACGGCCGACAACGGAAACGAAATCCGAATGGGCGTCGAGCTCTCGGACGACTTCCGTCCCGTCGCCTACTACTTCCTGACGCGAGCTCCCGACGACACGTTCGCGACGCTCCTCGCTCGAGACACCCGCAACCGGACGCGCGTCCGCGTACCAGCCGAGGAGGTCCTGCATATAGCGCTCTGGCCTCGGCTTCGACCTGGTCAGACGCGCGGGGTCTCGTGGTTCGCGCCGGTCGGCGAGTCGATTTACCAGCTCAACCAGTACCGCCGGGCCGAGCTCATCGCGGCGCGCGAGGGCGCGTCGGTGAACGGGTACTACAAGCAACCTCTCGGCGAGGACGGCTTCTCGGGCGACTACAGCGACGTCGACGAGTACGGCTATCTCGAGGACGTCGAGGCCGGCGAGAAAAAAATCCTACCGCCCGGCTGGGAATATGAGGTCAAGGAAGCGACGCACCCGACGACGGCGTTCGGCGACTTCTCGACGAGCCTGATCCGGTCGATCGCTTCCGGCTTCGGCCTCTCCTATGAAAGCGTCGCGGCCGACCTCTCGAGGGCGTCCTACTCGAGCGGGCGGATCGGCGCCCTCGAAGATCGCCAGGTTTTCCGGACCCTCCAGACGTGGGTGATCGACTCGCTCCTCGAGCGCGTCTATCTCGAGTGGATTCCCGAGTCGCTCCTGCGCGGGGCGATCAATCTCGACCCGCGGCGAACGGACCGCCTCGAGCCGCACCGATGGCAGACGCGCGGGTGGGCCTGGGTCGACCCGCAGAAGGAAGCGAGCGGGAATCAGATGGCTGGTCCATCCGGCGGCCGCGGCGCTCGCGCCGAAGGCGGAGCCGACTCCGCCGGGCCAGGGCGAGGGCGACGAGCTCGAGGACGACCCGGAGGAAGCGGACGAATGAAACATCGACGAATTCTCGAGGGCGACCAGCTCGAGCAGCGTGCCGAGGTCGAGCGCCTATACCGAGGCGGCGCGTTCGAGGTCGAGAGCGCCGAAACGATTGCAAGCGGCGACGACGGCCCCGATTTCCTGGTCATGGAGTTCGCCTTCGCGAGCGAGTACACGGCGACCCGCTGGTTCGGGACCGAAACGCTCGAGATGACGCGCGAGGCGGCGAACCTCGAGCGCGTCGAGGCGGGGGTCGCACCCGTCCTATTGAATCACGACAGCCGAGAACAGATCGGCGTCGTCGAAGAGGTCACGATCGGGAGCGACCGCCGCGCGAGGGCGCGCGTGCGATTTAGCCGAGGAGGCGCCGCTCGCGACGTGGTCCAGGACATCGTCGACGGGATCCGAAGGGGGGTCTCGTTCGGGTACGACGTCCGCAAAGCCGAG